GAACTTGCGACCAGTCAACCTCTTCGTCGTCTTCCATCGCCCAGCTAGGGATAGCCAACTCATATCTATCCTGACCGCCATCGACTCCAGGCCAAACGTCTTTGTCTCGACACTGAATGTACTTACAAACCAGCATCTGCACCTTCGTCCACGCGTTGTCTAAAACGATGTCAGGCACTGGCACGTAAGCACAATCAAAGTCGCCGCTCGGCTCTTGCGTTATCACTGCTACGTCTGGCTTTTTGCCAAGCGTCTGCGTTGCCAGCTCACGGTAAATCGCCAGCTTCATGTCGTACTTCAGGTTCATAAACTGCCGACCAAATGCGTGCTTATCGACGTTAGCAGTGGTCTTCAGGTCAACTATCAGCGGTCGCTTTGTCCGCAGCAAATCGACTCGACCCTTAAACCTCACTCCGCCAATCTCGCCAAACAGCGTTACCTCCTTTTGGCAAGCGTCGATAATTTTCCGGCGATATTCACTGCTGCGAATCGACTCAATGCAGTACAGAGCCGCATCGTACTGGTCACGCCGAATGATTGCCTTGTCGCCGCACAACTGCAAAAATTGATCGACTTTGTTCTTGTAGTAGCTGGTTGCCTTTGACTGAGTTCGCCTATCGTCGATTGGCTCATCTTTCCGCTTTGGAGAACGCAGGTTGAGTTCGTCTAGCTCAAAGGCAGGCATTACGCAAAACCTGTTTTCGAACTCTTCTGGCTCCAGCAGTAACGCATGAATACCAGTACCAAGCCGCATTGCGTCCGTCTCTTCTGGAAATCCACCATCCATAGCTCGCTTCAGTCTCAGCATTGACTTGCAGCCGTTCACAAGCGTCGATGCGTTCATGAATGGAAGCTTACAGTAGTCATCCCAGCCAACCGATTCGAGGCTCATATCACCGTCCCCACATTACAAAAACAAACGCAGCCAAAGCAAAAACGGAAGTGCAAGCCATCATGAGAATCGACCACGCTATGGCGTGAGCGTCCATGCCAATCAGTACGTTACTGTCGTCAGTGTCAATCGTCTTCGGCTCGAGCATGTCCACCACTTCTCGAATCATCTGCGTCAAGTACGCCGCGTCATTCCAAGTCATTGGCGACTTCTGATTTGCCGCCAACCGTCCTATTTCACGCAATACGTCTTGCATGCTTTCTTTCGTCACGCAGAACATATATTGCGTTTCATCGATACTGTACTTGAACTGAACGATGCCATCCGTATTGACCGACCAGCTTGCAATGCGTTCCATCACTTTTGTCTTCATGGCTTTACCTTCAATCCTTTCAATAATTGCTGAACGTAATTCCTCACCTCATCCACAACGTACTCTTCATTTTCCAGCGGTTGTTCGTCTTCGTCGTACACGCTCTGCACTACCTGCTGGTAGTCAATGTCAATCAGCTCTGGCAGCGTCTGGCGGATTACTTCAACTAGTGCTTCGGATTGCTTGACGGAATCAAACCGCAGTTGCTTACCGTTGTGGCTTGAATCTGCGTTCCATCGCATCCTGGCTAGCTGCTGCTCTGTCGCTGCAATGACGTCAAGCACGTGAGCCTTAGCTTCGCCAATCGCCGCACGCTTAACAGACGACTCGTGTGCTAGTGCAGCCTCTTCTTTGATTGTTAGTTCGCTGTACATTCCAACCACTCCTTAAGTTTTACTTTGCTAGGCATTCAGCCTGTCTATTTCCGCCAATAGCTCACGTATCATCGTCGCCAGCATTCCGCTTGTTCCTGTCCAGCAATTTGCCGAGCCGTAAAGATTCGCTGCTTGCTCAATTTCTGCTCTACGTCCGTCAGTTAAAACAGGCATGGCGTTTCTACTTTTGCTACAATCCGTTCTAGGTTCTGTGCCGCACACTCGAAGTATTCCTGTTTCAGCTCGAATCCGATAAACCTACGTCCTAACCTCAAAGACTCCCACCCTTCGCTACCTACGCCAGCAAACGGACTGAGCACTGTGTCGCCAGCTTTAGACCACAGTTGCAGGCAGCGTTCGATAACGTCAAGCTGGAGCGGGCAAATGTGGCGAGTGTCATCATCTCCACGTGCCTCACGGTAGCTGAGCGTTCTCGTCTGACGGATATCCATCCACACAGGACTTGCGTAACGCTGCCAAACGTCGATTGATAAATTTCCATTATTTTCAAACTTTTCTTCGTCGCCAGCGAAGTATTCAAATCCGCCACTTACTGGCTCTGGGTTGTCTCCTGGCTTGCGGAAAGTGCAAACATAATCCGGTAAGCCCTGGCGCGAACGGCACGAATCCTTGACGACTTGCTTATGTAGCAGACCAAGAGCCTTAGTCCGCTGCATTGCTGTCACCGGGTCTTTCCAGATGCACACTTCCGAGTGGTACACAAAACCTCTAGCGATGAACGCCCTAATCACATCGCCGCGAAAGTCCCTAATGCCGATGTAGCCGTTGTGCTGCATTGTTGATGGTAGGTTCATGCAGTGAACTGACACGTTCCTCCCTGGCTTAATCACACGGAACAGCTCGTCTATCAAAAAACCGAAGTGAACAAAGAACTCTTCATCAGTCTCGCAGTTACCCATATCGTTTTCGCTATCTGAGTAAACGTATAGCGAACTGAACGGTGGACTGAACACTGAAAACCCTATTGATTCGTCCGGTAGTTCGCGAATCAATTCAACGCAGTCGCCGTTATACAAAGCCCAGTTCTCTCCAAATTTTGCATCATTAGCCTTCATGCTGATATCCATTCCGGCACATCGAATGCCTTTTGCGGTTGATAAATCTTCTTCTGGTTGTCCAGTCCAAACTCTTGCCACGTTGCACTTCTCATGGCAGCCGCCATTCCTGACCGCATCGCTGCGAAGTCTGATTCTTTGCGTGCGATAGTCGCATTTATGGCCGAGTCTGTTTCCGCAAGCACTATGTGAATATCTACCTCGCTCGACTGACCAAACCTGTATATCCGCCTGACTGCTTGGTAGTACTGCTCAAAACTGTAGGTGAGTCCAGCAAATACCATCTTCGAGCAGTGCTGCCAGTTCAAACCCATTCCACAAATCTTCGGTTTGGTTATTAGCTTGAGAAGTTTTCCAGATGCAAAGTCGGAAAGTATCCGCTCTTTCTTTTCGATAGAATCGCTACCGCTCAGCGTGACAGCTCCGTCTACGTTTTCTGCGAGCATGTCTGACTCTTGATTGGTATCGCACCAAATGATTACTGGCTCGTCCCATGAATTAGCGAGCTGTGCAGCTTTCGCAACGCGAGACTCGCACGTCATTCGCTTTTCTTCGTGTATCGTTGTCGCGGAAACTCCAAGCGTATTAAACAGCATCCCAGTTGGCACAGCCAAATCTTCAGTTTCAACAAAGTGCCGATGGACTCGCATTTGCGGTAGAACGTAACCGTCATCACTGCCTTTAATGTCGCTCGGCATTCCGATGCAAACAGCCCAAGACGCTACCCATTCCCAAAATGCACTAACGCCATGCGGACGCAAAACCCACTTAGACGTTTCGCCGGAGTCGTGATAGAAAAACCTGTTGAGCATATCGCTAGCGTCCATCACTCCTAAAAACTCAGAGTGATTGCCCAACTCCATATGATCGTTCGGCGACGGCGTTGCTGTGCAAGCCAGCTTGAATCTAGTACCGCCAAACATCACAGTTAGCTTGCCACGAATCTTTCCCGTCATCGACTTCAGTATGCTAGATTCGTCGAGCACAATTCCTTCAAAACGAGACCCATCGAACAAGTGCAGCTTATCGTAGTTCGTTACGTTTATCCCACTGCAAACGTCACTGGCTGACTCGACGACTTTGCACTCAACGCCGATGCCGAACTTATTTGCTTCCGCTACTGTTTGGTGCCTGACACCTAGCGGACATAACAGCAAAACGGGACCGTGTTTACGCACAACATTTTCCGACCAGCAAAGCTGCATTAGCGTCTTGCCAAGGCCAGTGTCGGCGAATATCGCCGAACGCCCACGAAGAACAGCCCACTCGACGATTATTGCTTGCCAGTCTTTCAGCTTCGAGTTAACAATTTCTGGCCTAAAACCATATTGGTTAGCTCGTAGTCGCTTTGATGCTATGAAGTCAGCGTATGAATTACTTTTGGTTATCATTGCGTTAACCACTCCTTAAGAATTTCTCGCTCTGTTTCGGACAGCTCAGACGCTAATTGCTTAAGCGTTCCAAGCCTGTTTTCGCACTTACGGAATGCGTTGATAACTGCCATGTCGAACTTGCCGATTTTCGGTGGTGGCACCGCGTACTCTTCTGGCTCGTCGTCAATCGCATCCTCGTAGACAACCTCAGCAACCGCTTCCCGATAGTCTTTCGCTGTCGGCTTGCGGTCCTCAGCTTCAGCTTTTGCCGCTGCGGCCTCAACAACCGCAACTTGCTTGTCGGCTGGTGCTTTGGCGACCTCGCGATATTGCGATTCGGTTTTAGGTTTCG